ACCCCGTAAGGTCGCAATCTTCTTCACCACTTTCTTCGTCACAGGTTTCACCACTTTCAACAAAAGATCAGCAAGAGGTTTTGCAAGCAGTGCAGAGGTCGTCGCTACCACAGCAATTGAGGCGGTAACAGTTACAGCACCCGGTGATGGTAGGTTTGCAATAATCTGATCGGGTACATTTAAATTATCAAATACAGGGAGACATTCTTTACCTACTGTCTCATACCTGACTATCTTTTTATTGTTTTCTAATACTTTTCCTACAGGATTCTTTAACTCTTGCTCTCTCGTAGGACACTTTGCTACTTCTGCATCAGTCTTAGGAGTTGGTGGTGCTTCAGGAGTTGGTGGTTTTTTAGTTTCTGGGGATTTAATAGGTGGGGGTGGTGGAGACTTTGTTGTTATCTCTAACTTGTTTGGATCATAATCTATTGGACTGAAACTAGGTGTTCCTGCATCACAGAATATCTGAACACCGTCACGGTCTTCATCTTTTAAAGTTTGATTCTGATTACTATCTCTATGTGACTCTACGCATCCAGGCATATTAACAATAGGAATACCCACCTGTGTAGTCACGGGTGGGTATATTGGCATTGCTGCAGATGGAGTTTTTAACCAGTCAGGAGTATCGTTGATTATCAAATTACTAACTTGATTAATCCCGATATCAATATTACCTAACTGGATTTCTGGTATCATTATTAAAATGGAAGTGCGGGTCCAGTAGTTTTAGGCATAGATGGTACAGAAGGCATAACTCCACCAGTTGCACCGGGGAGTTCTGGCATTGAAGAATCTAGCATTCCAGGAAGAGCACCAGAGATTGCTTCAGCAGCTGCTCCTGCAACTTGTGATTTTACATTCTCGATAATAGAATCCTTATTGAGATACACTGCGGCACCTCCTCCTACTATACCTGCAGTTCCTACAAATGATAGGACTGCTAAAACATTAATTACTTTCTGCATTTGTACTATCCTCTTCGATTGAGATTGGTTTTACGTATTCCGTTTTAGCAAGGAGTTGAGTTGCACACTCTTTACCTTCTACATAGCTATAAGACTTAGAAGGCAAAGATATTTCAACAAGAATACTTGTAAAAATAAGTGCTACAGATACGTACCAAGTCATTAGTATAGTTCCTCTTCTGCTTCTGATTGAATAACGCAATCGCTAGTGGGATATGATACACAAAGAAGTGCGAATCCTGCTTCAAGTTGATCATCGTCAAGGAAAGATTGATCTTCCTGATTTACTGTTCCTTCTAACACTTTACCAGCACATGTAGAACATGCACCAGCACGACAGGAATATGGAAGATCGAGTTCTGCTTCTTCTGCTGCGTCAAGAATATATGTATCCCCATCGCATGGAACAATAGTCTCGGTTCCATCGGAGGAACGAATCGTTACGTTATAAGTTGCCATTGTGATTTAATTTATCAGTTTACGTGAATGGTGCCGACCATACCGGCACCTTGATGTGGACCACAGAAGAAACTATAGTCTCCTGCGTCTGCAAATTTAATGTCTTGCGATTCGCCAGGATTAAACATAAGTGATTCTCTGGAAAGATCTGCACGACCCTCAACAATAATATTGTGAGGAGGCAACATACCATTTACAAAATGTATAGTTTCACCTGCGTCAATTGTAACATCAGATGGATCAAAAATCAAGTTCCCACCCGAACCCATTGTGATGTCTACTGCCCATGCTGGAGCAGCAAGAAATAATGTAGCAAGAAATGCAAATAATACTTTCATTTAATCCTCCAAATACTTTTCGATTACTTCGATACGTTCTTCTTCTTTTGCAATTGCATCAATCTGATCCTGGATTGCACCAAGAACGTCAGGATGCTCACCAATACCTACAGGGTTTGCTAGGTATATCTCAATATTCATTTTTGCTTTCTTAATGTTCCCAATAGCAAGTGCCTTGAGAGCATCTAACATTTCTCTTCTCATAATTAGTCTACCAATGTACCGTGTGCTCTACGAATCTCTCGCAATGCTTCGAGATTCATATCTTTTGTTCCCCCATCATAGGGATGTGCATAACCTTCTGTGATCATTTGTTCGTTAAGCGACAGGTCTCCATCCCCAATATAAAGCCAACCGAGAAGACGCCCGTATTTACCAACACCCCCATCAAGTTCAGTACGGATAATAAGATCATCATCGCCAGAAATCGCCCCTTCCAATTTTGCTTGGAGCCAGTAGGTTGCGTCGATTCCAAGTGCCTTCTCCTCTAAGTTTCTCGTCCTTTTCTCCGGCGTATCAACTCCTGCAACTCTAACTCTTTCTTTCTTGTATAGATCAAACCCGAGGTCAATAGTAACATCAATAGTATCGCCATCGACTACCCTGTTAATTTCTATTACTCGAAAATTGTAACAACTCTTTCGACTTGGGGGTGTCATTGCTGCCATAATTCCCACTCCTTTAATGCGTTTTTGAGAACATCCTCTACTGGAGTTCTTTTCTTTTCTGCTTCATACTGTCTGATTTTATCAGTCAGAACACCGATACTCTGCTCTTCTTTAAATTGCTTTGCATCAGCAGCAGTTACAAAACCAATCAGTGTGATAGCAGAAGCAATAACTGCACCAGCACCCCATACCCATTTCTCAAGTTTACGAACTCTTTCACGGAGTCCTTCTTGCGTTTTCTCAGCTTCCTCAATCCTGTGTAATAGGAGTGCTATCTGCTGGTCCTGATTCGCGTCCTTCTCGTTGATCTGATCCATGTTCAAGCTCAGCAAATGCCATACTCATAATGGTATATATGTAATAAGTTACTCCAACAAGCAATATTATTAAAATTATAATAACACTCCACACTGGATCACTTACACGATCAAGAGGTCTCAATATTAAATTCATTTTTTAACAGGCCAGGTCAATTCCATCCCTACAGTAAGTAGTATTATAAAAGCAAATACAAATAAAGAACTCATAAATTAAAATCAATTTTTGAACTTGGCACAAGTTGTTGTGCAATCTTATCTCTCAATGCGTTAATACGCTCTTCATCATATTGTTTAAAGTTACCCCTCTTCTCTACTTTTTTATAGTAGTGAAGTGAGTTTAGGATTATTGTGTAATCCTCTATATCTATATCAATCTTCATCGCATTCCATTTGCATTGTTGCTATTTCCGCACCTACATCTGCACCAGTATCTTGACCTAACATTACCATCCAACCAGATATCAACCAACCAACATATGGGATACCTGTAAAGATTGGAGCAATACCTGATGCAACACTAGCACCTACCATTCTTCCGGTTGATTCTCCAGCGCCCTCCGCTTTGATGCATGCCAGGTTTTGAGCAGTTAACTTTCCCTCAGCACCTCCTAGATGCCTTGCCCCATCCATTGTATATTCTTCTTCAGTTACAATTACTGAGTTGCCACCAATACCAAACAACCCATTGTTCTTATTAATATTTCTCCTAACTCCCATGACCTTGGGATCATTAGAACTATAGTCTATTCGATATCCATCTTTACCTGCTTCTACACTGTATGATGTGTAGTCACCCACAGGTAAATTTATGATAGGAAGTTTATCCCTACCAATAAGATGTCCCAATAAACCAATATGAGCGACACCGAACAGTGTTCCTACTGTCAGTGCCGCCCACTTAAATGGAGATTGTTTGTTAATCATAACTTACATTTTGTAAGGTTCTTCTGCCTTCTCAACCTTCAGAGTTACAGGTGCTTGCTCGATACGGAGAGTCTGATGTGGTGCAGTTTGTGCTGCTTTCTCAATCAGTTTTTCCATCTGGTCCTTAGTGATAGCAGATCCGCCACCACTACTACCACTTTCACCTGCTTTCTTTGCTGCCTGAACGCCAAAAGTCGCAAGCACCCCAGTAAAGACACTTGCGATAAAAGTTGGATCTAGTTTTTGCTCGGGAATACCCAGTGCTGGTGGAAGTTTGATGTACGCCAACGTGAGTATTCCGCCACTCCAAACAAGGATGCCAAGCCTAACAAAAGTAGAAAGTATAGCAAGCTGCTCTTCTTTATCATCTGCTGCCTCTTTGATTTTACCTAGTAAACCTTTCTTCTTCTCGTCAGGTTTCTTGACTTCTTCTGGCATATTTAATTGGTAAGGCAACTCTATTTAGAGAGATAACCTTTTTCAACCAAGTATTTACGTGTCAATGGTGTTGGTTCGTAGTCAGTCCACATGGTTCCACGGGCACAAGACTCAAGTGCCTTGGCAGTCATACCTTCAGTTTTACCTGCCCAGTATGCTTCTTTCTCCCAGGGAATTGCTCCAGGTTGATCTCTGTATGTTGATTTTACGATTTCTTGATACAGTGGAGGAACAGAATCTTCAGGCAGAATGATAGCAATCAGAGAGTTATCGATAGTGCCTGCCATACAATCCTGTGCTGCATGCCATCCTTCATGCCGCATAACACTCATCAACATTCCAGGTCGATTCATGTATGCTTTATTCAAGAAGAAATTATTACTAACAGTATGATATACCCCACGGTGTCCCACAGGGAAATACTTTTGGTCTGCTAGAAAAACCTTAGCTCCGACTTTATTAAGTGATCCGATAAGAGAATTAAACTCAACAGCAACAATGTCGTAGTTAGTAGCAGGTATCTCAGAATTGATATCTGAGATGGACTTAACTTCATTGATATCTTCTATACATTCTTGAAGCAACATGCATCCCATAGAATGCATTGTAAAGTACTCACTATCTTTGAGGGGGGCGGAATGGACAGGTAGGGCAACCGCTGCCGCAACAACCGCCGCTGTAAATAATCTTTTCATTTGTAGTATGCCTCATAGTATTTGACAATTCCATTACTATTTACATGCCCTTGAGAAACCCAGTCGTGACAGCAATTTTGGATACTCTCCATACTACAGACTGGTTCACCATTTTCTTGAGTTAGACCACCATACTTATTGAGAAGAATACTGTAAACTTGTTGTCTCAGTTCCAGTCTTTCTTCAGAGTATCGCCAATCTCCAACCATACCTTCTGCCTTTAACTTTTTATAGTTATAACATCCATCAAATGTAGTTTGAATTTTTAGTGCTTTAGATTCCGTCATGATAACTAACGTGTCCGTTCCAATAGAGATAACTCCAAGTTTTTTTTGGTGGGGGATATGTTTCCCAGATTGGAGTATCTGAGTTACATGCTTCTAATGCGTCAACAGTCATCCAAGGACTGGTCATTGCTAGGACTGCTTCTCGTTCAATCCTAACAGTATCAGGATCGAATCCATATCGGTCAAAGGTGTCTTGAACAACATCAGCAGGAATTAAATCCCATGCAAGCATAGGCATAATATCTGAGTTGTACATACCACCACCCATACAATCTTGAGCAGCATGCCATGCTTCATGACGCAATGCTTCGATGAACATTTCAGGTTCATCAGTATATCCCTTATTCAGATATATCGTATTCGAGTCAGCGTAATACAATGCATGATAATCATCCACAAAATACTGTGGATTTGATGCATAAACCTTGACTCCCATCTGATTAAGATTAGTCAGGATAGTCCTAACCTCATCATCATTATAATAATCAAGAACATTTACTGGGTCTACACCAACAGTACATTTTTGCCTTCGCATGCAATCCATTGCTTCATAAGTATAGAAGACAGTTTCTTCCTCTTGATGTGCAAGTGTAGGAAAGATTAGTGCAACTGAAGCAAGTAGACTGAATAAAAGTGTTTTCATAATAAAAAATTCAATTTTTAATTAAGTTACATTCTCTTGGAATGTTTCTGATCCACCTTGATTTAATGTATTACTATTTTTAGTAGATATTTCATACATTACTTGATGAATATTTTCTGGTTCATTGTTTACTTTCCAAGATCCACCAACTCCTCCATCCATATTAACAATGATATCATCAGCAATTTCTTTTTGTTGTTCACTCATAATCGGTTCTCCAAACCAAACATCATTTTTAAGAATTGATGGTGCAGGAACACCAACATAAGGTTGAGTGAATGTTTTACAATCAACTGTTTCCTCGTCAATTGAACATTCTATTTTAGTTGTTGAAATACCAACAACGTTTTTGATAAGAGACTTGAAGCGACTGATCATGACTGCCAGTGATGATGATAGAAGTTTCCTTTACGATCACACATTGGATCTTCTGCAACTACACGATAAGGCAACATACGTTGTCCTTTGAAACTGGTTCTGTCTCCAATAATCGAGTATGCTTCCATAAGTTTTTCTGTGTTCTTTAACCTAGCAACAACACTAGGTCTAGCAGCTGGACGACGGTAAATAAAACCTTCGTATTGTCCAGGAGCATAAACTACGTCAGCAACATTGTTAGGGAATGCCGGAGAGTTAACTCTATTAAGAATGGAAACTGCAACGCAGTATTCATCGTTAGTTCCAGTTGCTGCCTCAACCTGCACTGCTCGTGCAAGATGGTCATAATCAACGGCACTCAGTGCCAAAATAGTTTCTAAAATCATAAGTTAAAAAAAGGGGGGCAATGCCCCCCACACGATACAATATATCAGTATATCAGAAGGAGTACTTGACACCCAACTTACCACCGTAACCGTTGTTATCGGAGTCGTCAGCAGTCAGGAATGACAGCTCACCATATACTCCAAGTTGGTCGGTTACAGGAACGCCAACACCTGCCTTACCAGAGAACTGAGTCTCGCTTTCTTCACCGTCAACAGCGATGATTGCAGGACCCGCTTGCACGTAGTATGAAGCAGCGCCCAGGTCGCCTTCGTACCCTACGTGAAGATCTGTCGTGGCAGCAGAGTAGTCATCTCCTACCCAACCAGCATTGGTTTCCACGTTGACGTAGGGACCTGCAAGGGCAGCGCCTGCGGACATGGACAGAGCAGCAGTTGCTGCGAATACAGATTTGATCATTTGAATTACCTTTAGTTACTTGCGGAATGGTTACCCGCAGATGAATAGAGACATCGACTTGTCTCGTTGTGGATATTATAGCACAGATTCTAGGCGATTAGTTGAGGCGTTGAAACTGTAACAGTTCGTAATGCGCGTCACGAATAGGTATTTATACATTGTTCGTAATGCACTTTTCTAGTATAACCGAACTTTCTTGTGGTGTCAACCCCTATACTCTTCAAGAGCATTCAAAACATAGTTCAGATATCGGTGTGCCAATTCTTTCTCTGCCTGGAAGGGTGTTTTTTCTTCGTCAATCTGATGCTTCAGTTTCATGACACGACACTTGAGTTCATCCTTGGATACAAAATTCTTAGACATCGATGTTTTTAGCGACATATTATTTACTATTCAAAAATAGGTCTAGGCGTTTTTCTTAACTTTTCAAGCAGTTTTGGATCATTTCCATAGTCTCCCATGTGCATATACACACAATCAATGTACCGTAGATCATGTCTATCAGCATCATATGTGAAATCATCACAGTAATATAGTATCACTTCAGGGACTTCAACCTTCCTATAAGTGATTGGTTCTTCAATGTAATACGGACTGATCATTAGTATTCCTCAATTATTTTGGTCTATAAGTGCATCGTTCTGGATTGGCCTTACACCACTGAAACACATACGCATCAGGATCATTACTCATCTCATAGTGTGCATGGTTGTGTAGTAATCCTATTACAATAAGTAATCCAATACTGATCACATTATAATGAACTGCTGGATGAGTAACGATGGTCAGAAAGTATTTTTTCATTCCGTTTCGACAATAGGAGGGTTGGGCCATCCTGGTGGGCACATAGGTACACTATAAGGTTCACTCATAATAGAGTCAA